CATATCAATACAATGACGAGCCTTAGCTAAGTCCTGCAAAGCTGTGCCTTTGTCTTGATACCTAGTGACATACTTGATAGCTGTATGCTGCAACGCATTCAAGTTGTTAGACATAGAGTAGGTCATAGGCTGTATACTGAGCTTAGTATAATGATTACCTCCAACCTGCTGATCTGATGCTGACTCAGGTGTAGTCCATAGATCCTCAATAGCCTTAGTCAAAGGCTTCTTATCTAAGGCGTAGTCCAAGTCATTATCTTCCCAGTTACTGTATGGATTATACGTCATAATCTATCTCCTCTATTTCATTCTCTAGTTCTGAGAACTTATTAATAATAATATCCTCATACCTATCTACTAGATGGTGACTCTCTAGCTGTAAGAGTTCTAACACATGAGTTTCATCCAACGCTCGTAAGCGTTCTTTCAATTCTTCTAGTGTCATTGACATAGCGTTTCCTTAAATAGTTCATGCTAACTGGCATCTCGTCAAAGCTGCCATCCTTGACATCATTCATTACCCACAACCCACGCCATGATCCATTGGTCTGAGGTGTCAAGTACTCTTCATCATGTTGATAGTAAATACCAGCAAAGAGTCCTGTCATATTTAAACCATCAGCCCTACGTGCATAGGCTATGTCCCTGTCTTGAACATGTCCCATAACACAACTCATGTGCTTCTTAGTGAGCAGCATCTTAGCTGAGGCAACAGGTCTACCCATCACACCTGACGTAAAGTAATGACAGTAGGCAACACCATCCACAACGATAGGATCTAAGAACTGTTTGACTTCCCATCCATTCAGATCAAAGTCGTTATAGCTAATCAGCCCATCAAGCTTAGGATCATTCTCAGCAGCCCTATTGATTCGATCCTCATGGTTACCCATTAAGAATATCATACGAGGGTTCCATTGCTTCTTCTTGTTACGAGTCAGCCTCCAGCGTTCCTCCAGTATAGGCTGCATGAGAGCCGCCATAGCCTCGTTCCCTGCCTCTATGTCCTTGGTATACCTCCTACCCTCAAAGCTCTTCTTACCTACGTCATAGGAGCTTAGAGAGGACATATCCCAGTGATCACCTAGATGGATAATAACATCAGGCTTAGTATCAGAAGCAAACTTACCTGCCCATGTCAAATGATCATAACTTGTGTCAGGTTTAACCTGTGTATCGGGTATGATTAAATGTTTCATTTCTTCTTCCTATTCAAAGTTCGGAGTTCTCTCTCATCACGAGTCTTTACTCCATGACAGGCCCAACATAGAACCTGATAACCATCTTCTTCTAAGAACATACGATTGATGTATGTATTCCAATCAATGAACCCATCCTTGGGACACACTACAGGATCAATGTGATCCACTGCTGCATTGTTTTTCCTACGTGACTGTCCCTTATCAGGAGGCAAAGTAGCAGGGCCAACAGTCCCACAGCAAGCACATAAGTACTTCCCTGTAGAAACTCTAGCAGATTTCTTAACATCAGCTTTGACACCCCACTTACTATGCGCTCCACGTAGAGCAGAGATTATGAAAGACTTGTGTCTAGCTTCTGTCCATCGTCCGTTGTTACGGGTCTTGGCGGTTGCCATATCTCATCATCCTGTCTGCGTAAGTATAAAAGGATACCATTCTCGATAGCCCTCTCTTCACTGCCTAGTTTATCAACACATATATCATACATCTCAAGCTCAGTCTTATCAGCCAGTAACTTCTTAGCTTTCACTGGGCCTATACCAGCTACACCTTTGATGTTATCTGCACTGTCTCCTACAAGGAACTGCATGTAGAAGTTGAATAGACCTTCCTCTTCAGTAATATAATATTTATTCTTCTTGACAAAGTTATAGTGCCAACCAGCGAACTGATCGAAGTCTTTGTCTAGAGATATGGCGATGGATTTATCACCTTCCTGTGTTGCACGTATTGCTATACGATCATCAGCTTCCTCACCACTAGTCACAATGGCATCGAGTTCATTCACAAAGAAATCCCTCAATGCTTCTAGGTGTTTAGGTTTCTCTCTAGACTTACGATTACCTTTGTACTCAGCAGTAATCGCATAGTCTTTTCTAAAGTTACCTCTGCCTGTTAGGTAGTACTCAACTTCATGAGTGGCATCATCAGAATCTATTACTAGTTCCTCGATGATGTCATTCGTAAAGTTGAGTAGTGTCTTACAAGCAACCTTTTGTGACTCGTCTTGGCAAGACCAAGCTATGCGATAGCACAGTATGTCTGCGTCAACGAGTAAGATCATAGCTCTGGGATATCCTCAAAGCTCGTAGTGGCTGCCTCGTAACGTACAAGATCATTCACTCGTGCTTTAGATAGTCCTAAGCTAACGCCTGTCTTACCCTTGAAGTTATAGTCATAGGGTTTGACAATGAACGTACACTTAGACCCATTGCCTACAGCGTCTGTCATTTTGAATCCGTCTACATCCTCTACATGAGGTGCATACTTAGAGGACTTAGCAGTTACAAAGTAACCACGATCATCACCTTTGTTCTTGACTGATACACCCATACCTTCTAGGCGATCAACGTGCTCTTCTGATAGTTCACTAATATCTACCTGATACTTGTCTGACATTTCATTCTTCTCTAGGAATGAGAACCAGAAAGCAGTGGCTTCAATTTTAAGTGGGTTATGATTTTGCATGGATTTTTCCTTTAGTTACATTATCACTAGACCTGTATGCAAGCTAGTGTGTGTCTGCCCAAGTGAGTCCTACATTGTAGTCACCATCTAATGGGCAATTCATTTCAAAGTGTAGACCAGCATCAACGATGGCCTGTACTCCGAGTCTACCTACTAAGTCTGCATCACTAGACGAGGACTCTATCTGCCACTCATCATGTACATTAGCTACAAACTTATACCACACTCCTGACTCATCAAGACTATGCTTGAGAAGTACTAGAGCTTTCTTCATTACTATAGCACCAGCAGACTGTAAGAGAAAATTCAAGGCACTGTGCTCTGACTCCACTCTTAACCTACGCCCGTCCAGCCCTCGTAGTGTACCACGTTTACGCATACTCTGCAAGACAATCTCCTTCAAACGTGCATAGGCTGGGAGGTTAGCCATGAACTTGTCAACCAGTTGCTTACCCTTACGAGGTGAGCCTCCAGCGATCTGTCCTATCTTAGCAAAGCCCCCGCCATAAATCAGCGCGTATATAAAAGTCTTGCTCTGATCTCTAGTTTCTAAGCCAGCAGCATGTTGATTATATGTATGTATATCACCTTCCAATAACTGCTTGGTATAGTTCTTATCATTCATATAGTGGGCAAGCATTCTCAATTCTAAACCAGAAGCATCTATACCAGTGAGTGCGTTACCTTCCTCTACAATCCAACAGGCTCTACAGTCTGTACTGAAGGTTGAAGCTGCACCCCACAGTAACTCACCTGTCTTCTTGTCCTTCTTAGCAGCAGGTACTTGTGCCATGTTGGGGTTTGAATGAGTCATTCTACCAGAGACTGCTCCATTCGTTATCACTCCACCATGTACACGACCATCATCAGCTAACGCATTCACCCAAGAATCAAGCTGACTAACCCTCTTCTGTAGGGTAAGGTACTCTAGTATCAACTGAGCTTCAGGCAGGTCAACCCCTGCTAAGATCTTCTCATTAATAATGATTGCCCCTTTAGATGTCTCCTCCTTAAACACTACTCCTTGGCTTTGAAGTCTTTGGGCAATTTGTCTTCTACTTCCAAGGTTAAAGACTGTGACCTTATCTTTAAGCTGCTTGCCTGTCTTTTCCGAGACTCGCTTCTCCACCAAGGGAGGGTAGATAAGTTGGACTTCCCTTTCGATTGCATTCATTCTCCCCATAAGGTCAGTGAGTAATTGATTAGCCCTGTCCGTATCTAACTTGAATCCATTAGCCTGTTGCTGTGCAATGATGATTGCAACCTCATGCTCAAGCTGTATAGATTCCTCTGAGAATCCATCCTCAAATAATAGACTAGTCAGGTGAGGCTCAAGCTTATGAGTTATCTCAACGTCAACCTTGCAGTACTCACGCATCTCATCAGTCAAGCCACCATCATAATCATCAAACTTAATCTTAGGGAAACCTAAACGATCACCCCAAGCTGCTAATGAATGACCACCTTCTAAGCGTGGACACCATAGCCGAGACAGTAGCACTGTGTCCCTTAGCTTATGACTAGGTATGGATACATTCCATAGGCTGCTTATCTTAGGTGCATCAAAGCCTGTAATGTTATGGCCTATTACGCTTGATGTTCCTACGAGATGTTGCTCTAGCTGCATTGAGTTGACTAGTAATCTCTGCCTTGGTTCCCCCTCTCGCTGGATTCCGCAACACCATATCTGATCCTGTGCCATAGTCGTTTCTATATCTAGTGTTAGCTTCATTTTCTTCTATTCTCCCTAGTAC